CACACCACCTTGGCTACATGATTTAACAGCACTTTGGAATAACTTGTAAAACGGAATAACGCCTGTGTGGTATGCATCGCCATTACGCACTGGCGAATTAATAGCACGGATACGTCCTGCACCAATACCAATGCCTGCTTTTTGTGATACGTATTTTACAATAGCACTTGCTGTTGCGTTAATGCTGTCTAAACTGTCATCAGTTTCTACAAGTACACAACTACTAAATTGTTTTTGTGGTGTACGCACACCTGCCATAACAGGAGTAGGCAAACTAATTAAGTGGTTACTGATAGCATCGTAGTAATCATGTACCCACTGTAGTCTATCCTTTTCGTAGTCTTGGAATAGTGTTGCCGCAATTAAAATATATGCAACTTGTGGTGTTTCGTATAACTGTTTTGTTACACGGTTTTGTACTAGGTACTTGCCTCTAAATTGTTCCATAGCAACGTATGTGAAGTGTTCATCACGCTCGTGCTTGATGTAACTGTCTAACTTTGCCCACTCTTCTTCAGTATATGCTTCTAGCAGTCCGCTGTCGTAATAACCACGTTCTACATTTTTCTTTACAATGTCAATCAGTGTCCAAGGCTCGTACTCGTTGTAAACTTGTTTTCTAATATGATAGTTAATTAATCTACCAGCAACATACTGATAGTTAGGTGTCTCTTCTGAAATTAAATCTGCCGCACTTTTAATAAGTGTTTCTTGAATGTCGGCTGTTTTTATTCCATCATAAAATTGTAAACTGGATTTAATTTCTACTTCGCTTGCGCTTACACCTGTAATGCCTTCAGTTGCCCACATGACAACTTTGTGCATCTTCTCGATGTTTAAGGGCTCTTTGTGTCCCTCTCTTTTAGTAACTAAGATTTCGCTCATTGATTCCTCATAGGTATTGTTCTAGTTGTAGGTCCTTAGCGAAGTATTGACACATCACTCTTAAATCTGGACTAACATGTTTTTTATTTACTATCTCCATCCACTCGTAATTAAGTATATATTTTCCATCGTCAATCGATACTATATAGCGATACTCTCCGTTCTCAAGCCCTATCTCAACACTATATGTATGTTCATTATGTCCGCTTAGATACAAAGTATATAGGATTCCAAGACACTTTGCAAGTTCATCATAGCCAGAGTCTTCTAACAATTCCCAAGGGTCTGGCCACATCTTTGTAGAAGTGTAATCCATCCAGTTACTAATAATAGGAGCATAAGACCACAACTCTAACGTGTCCTTAAGTGCTTGCTCGAAAGGTTTGTTTTCTATTTGATGTCTAAAGGCAGCCCATTCACGGATGCGCTCCGAAGACTTTTGGTACTGCCAAATCATTAATAAAGATATCTAATTGAGTATTTCATTGTGGCATTGTTGCCAGTTGATGTTGTTGCATAGTTAATGGTACTTGTGTTAGTAGCAAATGTAACTGTTAGTGTTACACCCGTTGATGAGTCTTCTGAGAAGTCATCGCTATAACCAACACTTGTACCGTGACCTATTCTTAATGTTCCTGTTCTGTATGTTGTGCCACGTACAATGCTATAATCTATAATAGCACCGTGTGTATATTTGCTGTCAGCAAGAGTAATACCTGTTGTTGTAGTAGATGTGTTATCAAGTAAAGTTACTGACTTGCCTGCTTCTTGTCTATGCGCACCGTACTGAATACTGTGATCAGCAATTATACCGTAACTTGATAAGTTATTACTTTGTATTCGAGGTTGGACAAGATCATCTGTGTCGTTTCTTTCGAAATGATCACCTATGCTGTAATTGCCTGCAGATGCAAACTGTATTACTGGAGCCGTCTGGTTACCCGCACCATTGTAAGTGTTTCCTACTTCATAGAAATAGTTGAATGCTGATACTATATGTTTGATTGTAGAGTAAGTATGTATAGCACTATTAGATATTCTATCAAAATGGCTATGTGAAACTTTTAGTCCTCTTGGTCCTTCGTCCTGTGGTGAAGATCCTGTTAAATTCTCACCTACTTTAATGCCTTTGAAAAGCTCATCAAAGTGACTTGCGTTAATTACTATGTTTCTACAATTATAGTCTAATTCTAAACCAAATGTGTTATTAGTAAAGTAACAGTTTTCAAAAGTAATATGTTGACTAATTAAAACGGCTGTGGACTCAATCAATACGTTTGCTTTTGCATCTGTAACAGTGGTAGGTAATGTTAAGTTACCTTTAAACTTAACGTCATCAAAATGAACATGTTGTGCAGAACTAAGTAGAGCAACATGGTTTGTTGTGCTATTCCAAAATGTACAACCAGATACTTCAATATACTGTGGTCTTGTGGCGGCGTTTGTAGCAATACCAGCATCTGTCTGTTGTAGGCTATCTGCTAATTTAAAAACGTAATCTTCGCCACTGTCTGTTTGTTTAATAATTGTTGACTCTGCACCTTCACCAACAATCTTAGCGTAGGTTGGAATCTTAACAACATCACCAGTGATCTTGTAAACGCCTGCCGGAAAGTATAATGCTCTACGAATTTCTTCATTTACTTCTAAACAATATAACTGATATAACGCTCTGTTGATGGCTGCTGTGTCGTCTGTGGTTCCATCTCCCACGGCACCAAAATCTCGCACACTTACGAAGTCATCAAACTTACGTTGTAGTGTTCTCTCTATGGGAGAACTAGAACTTGTGCCGGTTGTTACTGTATAGCCAGCGGCTTCGCCTTTGTATGTGTATGTTTGGCTTGTGTTTAGTAAGTCACTAAACTCTGTAAGGATCTCTGTGTTACCCAATATAGGTGCACCTTCTTCAAGTGTACCATTACCAATGTATAGTTTTCTATTGTCTACTGACCAACCAAGTTCAGCCGCTGATAGTTGTGGTAAGTTATCTGAAGTTCCACGTCTATGTTGTATGCGGGATATTTGTAATATTGCCACGTTTAGAGTCCTTAATAAATGTGTTTTACTTATTTATTATAAAATTGCTCTACTCTATCCCACCATTTGTTTTTCCAGAACTCTAATTCGTCACCTTCTATCTCAAACTGTTGGTAGGTTAGATCTCTGCTACACATTAGAATTACACCACGCTTTATTTTAGTTTCGTGTATTTTATCGTGGGCGCAAATATACGCACTTAATTGCAGGAAGTAATCCTCAATCCATTCACGTTTTTTAGGCTTATTAGATTGCTTAAAATCGAGAACAGCAGGCTCACCTTTAAACATACCCACACAGTCTGTAGTGCCTGCATAGAGTCCTGAGTAGTATAAAGGTACTTCAACACCCCAACACTCATTCATGTCTTTTAAGCCAGTGTCAATTACTACACGAGCCATCTTATCTGCTTGCTGTTGTATTAGGTTACTGCCTGGTTTATCTAGTGTGCCTAGACAATACTCTTCCAGTTTCTTGTGCATTACTGTACCAACATTGGCGGCTTCAGTAACAATCTGTTGCGCCTTGGCTTCGCCTACACGTTTTTTCCAGTTAAGTAGTGCCTGCATCTTTTCAGCAGGTTTAGTTTTGTCGAGAATAGTAGTTACAGATGGAACAGCATCTCCCTCTGGTGTGAGGTAATGTCTTTTTCCGTCTATGTTTTTCCTACTGATTGTTTTGTATTCGTAGCGTTCTGTTATCATTGATTACCAGGTAATTTGCCAATAAAGCTCAGTACCTGTTGTTGATTTGCGGACAATATCATATCCTAGTTTTTGAAAATGCGAGATGACTTCTGCCATCTGCTCGGTTTTTACTGCGTCAGTTGTTGTACCTTGCCAGGCTGTATAGTATGCTCGCCCAGTTGAATCAGCATTGGTCATTACGCTACCAGTAATAGTAGTACCGTTAATAGTAACAGTAGTTGAACTTGTAGCAGTTATAGTGAATACACCTGAACTAATTGCGCTTAGTACACGTTGTGTTAAGATTGCAATCTCGCCTGCAACTACTGCGTTGCCTTGCGATTGTTCACGTGCGTTTGCTGATGTAGGTAAAAATGCCATGCTAGTAATCCTTTAGTGTATTTATTTAAAAGTAACACTTTCTCCACATCCACAACTTGCTATTTCATTTGGATTGAGGAATACTAGTTTATTGTTAAGTCCTTGTACTTGCATGTCAACTGTTGTGCCGTCAAGCCAGTCCTCATGCTCGGGCTTCCAAGTATATGTTATTTCACCTTGCTTGCTAACTTTATACCCTTCTGGTACTCCATCTAGCCAGTCAAGTTGGTAACTATAGCCTGTACAGCCTTCTTGTTTAAAACTTATTTGTAGTGTTTTGTTGTCGCCTACGTACTTGTAAAAGTGATCGTATGCTTTGGGTGTGAATGTAATCATGTCTTTATTATAACAGATTACTGTCTACGATTCAATGCCCTTTTAGCCATTTGGTTAACTTTAACTTCTGGTGGCATATTGCCTCCGCCTGGTTGAAGTTCGGACATTCCACCGTCGAGGTTTAGAGTAATCATGTTACCCTCTACGTTTTTAATTAGGTTTCTTATTGTTGGGTTGTTAAACAACTGTGTAATACTAGCAGAATCTATGTGTGTGCCAGTGTTAGCAACCATTTTAACTAAACTGTCTACAGTAATGTTTGGTTGCAGGTCTCGGTCACTTGCTCTGCCTTTTAAGAACTCGAGAACAGAAGCCAGTTTTGCAACCAGCTTCTGATCATTTTCATGCAACTCAGAAAAGCGCATTAGCGCATCTCTCTGCCGACTGGCTCTTCCTCTTCAGGTTCCATTACAGGCTCTTCTGCAGGTAACTCGTCCATAGCAGGTTCTTCTGCAGGCATCTCACCAGCCATTGCAGGCTCAGGACCTTCACCAGTTAATACTTTACTAGCATCATCTAGTGCTGTCTTAGCGGCTTTCATAGCATCTAGCAAACCTTGTAATGTAGCACTTGCACTAGCAACATACTGTGTGCCTTTGCCCTCACCCATTTGGTCATTAATGCTATCGCCTAATGGTGGTAAATCTTCATTAAGCATTTCGCCTAAGTCTTCTACCATGCCTTGTAGTCTGTCAGTAATATCTTTAGCGGCTAATAATGCTTCAGCAGTTTGAAGTTCACCTTCAACTACTACTTCTACTTTACTGTCTAACCATTCAGTTACACTTTCTTTTACCATTAAAAGTTCCATGTAACGTGGGTTCTTCTCAGCAGAGTGGAATGCACTACTGTTGCGGATTTTTGTTAATCCTGACTCAATAGTTTCTAGTAAGCCTTCGGCTTTTTGTACTGTCATTTTGTTAAAGTTGACAGCAAAGCCAAATCTGCTTTCCATAACTTTTGTTGTGTTCTTTTTCTTTAAGTCGTTAAGTTGCATTTTAAGAATTCCTAAATTTAATTGTATTTAGCCAGAAAGATTGTTTTCTTACATTCTTGTTCTGTGCGTTGTTTATGTGGGAGTGCCTGAGTGTACCTAGCATAGTACAAAAAGAACTTATCTTTATCATCTTCTTTGTAATACTTTGTTAGTCTCTGTTTATAATGCTCAACGTCATGTGAGTAGTTTTCTAGTTTATGGTCTAATATAGCAATACTGTTGCAACGATCCATGTTACTTAGTTGGTAATAACTTGCGTAACAGACTGCATGTTTTTGTTTGTAAAAACGATGGCGAGTGCCGCCAGGCAGTGTTATCATATACCCATTTTGGTCTTTCTTAACTTCTAACTGCCCTACCATGAGGCTATCTCTACCTGATGACCAAAGTAGGGTAGGATTCTTAGTTAAGAGTTCAGGGAGGTGTTTATCAGTAAACTGTTTAAGTTTTTTAGCGGCTTGACGTTTCACTTTGTCTATGCGAGTACTTTAATAATAAGTGCTAGTAAAGCGGTAGATAGTACGCCTATTACGCCACCAGCAATAGTAATTAGTCTATTATTGATTGACCGTGTAATTTTGTTCATATCCTCTTTTATACCGAGGACGTGAGAGGATAAGGAGTCCACACGTGATTCTAGTGTCTTAATATTTTTATTCAATTCTTCGTACCTTTCGGCACATAAATCTACGTGAGCCTCGAGAGATTTCTTCTCGATTGTTTGGGACTTAATTGCCACTACTCTTATCTCCTAGTTAGAGTTAATGTAAAATCCATTGCCAAAATAGTCGAGCCTAAGTAGTGCCAGTGTGCCTAAAAATGCCTTAATTAATGTGCCATAACCACTCGTATTTAGTACCTTTATGTACGGACTTTAAAGTATGTGTTTATCCCTAATTGCAACATGGGAATATCTATACTAGCAGTTTCATGTAGTCCTAATATAATAGGTATGTTTTGGCTGTCTTGTTCAAGTGCGGCTACAGGATTGTTGCCTTGTTTATAAACATCAGGCTGTTCTGCACTAAAACTAAAACGCCATACATCCTGTATGCTTTCCTTATCTTCAAATTCGTAAAGAGACAGGTTTTGTTTTCTTAGACGTCTTGGATCTTCTAAGTATACGGGTTGTCCACGTAAACTAATAACTTGTATTAGTGTTTCATAGTTTCTTTGTTGGTTACGACTACGAGTCCATGTCACTTCGTCGTTAATAATTTGGTCAGCATCATCTAAGAACATTGGCATACCTTCTTTATAGTATGCAACAACTCCGGTCCTAGTTATGTCTACTAGTGTGTAGCAGTCTACTAGTCCAGCACCTTTGGCTTGGTTACTTGCTGAACTATAACCGTGTGCTTTACTCATATGAAAACTTGCCTTCGAACGGTTCAGGGTTGTTGTTGTGTAAAGGATCTATGTGTTTAAAATACCTTGCCCATTGCACACACTCATCTAAATTAGGATGTATGATACAATCTATCGTTGTGTAGTTAAGCATTTCTGCAGTAACGAATCTGTTACATCCCATTTTTACACCCCATATCATACCGTCTTCGTTTATAATAGGTTTACGACTTATTCCTGATATTGCCTGTGCAATCCATAATCTTTCATCAACTTTACACACATGTATAGGGTACCACATCCCCTGTTCTTTCATAGTTGGCAAAGTTTTCCATTGTTCTCTGCCGTCCTTGTGTAAAGTCATAGGGCTTAGTTTACTTAATGGGACAGTTTGTATTCTTGAATCTCTGTATATACTTTGACAGTTCATAAAAAAAGGCACACAAAATATGTATGCCTTTTTATTTATAGTGCTAAGTTGCTATTATGTTAAATCTAAGCCAGGCTCTGTAACATCTGTACCTGTAACATTGATTGAGTTCAATGTTGTAGTAGCACGAATAGATGCTTGCAACGCTGCCGCTGTCCAGCTAGAACCTTCAACTGCAACACTGATTTGACCTGTGTTGTCGCCTTCTACCTGATATGCTAAGATTGTTGCACTTCCTTCGTTTGTGCCGTCTGTGTAGTTTTGAACAATTTGTAAAATCTTTTCTACACACTCGTTAGGACCCATTTCTGTTCTCATGTCCTGGTTAGAATCAGAACCGTTTTGAACAACGATTTTGAAAAATGCTAATTTACGTCCTGAAACGTCTACTAGTTCGTCTGCTGAAATATCGCCAATGTTTGCTTCTGATCTGTCGTATGTCACGTTACCTGATGGTGAACCGTGTACTCTTGTTAAATCTGCCATCTGTAAAACTCCTTAATTAAGTATTTGTAGTATTTATACTAGTCATAAAAAAAGGCGTATATGAAATACGCCTTTAGTGTTACTAAGGTATAAAATTATGATGTTGCTAATTTCATGCCTGTGTCTGTTACTGTAGAACCTGATACGTCAACTGAGTTGTTACCAACTGTTGTACCTAATGCTCTTACTGCTGTCTGCATTGTAGATGCTGTCCAGTTAGAACCAGCAACCATTACACTGATTTGACCTGTTGTGTCGTCCTCAACTTGGTATGCTAAAATTTCACCACCGTACTGTACATTAGAAACGATAGAAGCCTGAACTGCCTTAAGAATTGCTTCAACAGAATCACCTGTATCGACTTCTGCTTGTAGGTCTACTGCTTCTCCTGAACCGTTAGCAACTACAATTGCCATCCATGCACATGATCTACCAACGTTTGCAACTGTAAGTGTTGCGTCCAATACGCCGTCTGCATCTGTATCGCCTTGGCTAAGGTCTACTGCAACTACGCCTAAAGGATCACCGTGTACTCTTGTTACGTCTGCCATTTTAAAACTCCTTAAATTTTATTGCCAGTATTATTACTGACTTAATGTTATTTATTTCAATTCTTTAAATTTTGACCAATATACATCAATATATGGGGTGTCGGCCCTTACATTACGTCTAAGATTAACAATAGCAGTTTTTTTCATAGTATCGCTGTAAGTGTCCCAATAACTTACTAATCTACGTATATTTTTAAGATCGCCATCTGTTATTTTAAGATAGTTTTCTAGTTTTACAAATAACTCTCTATCTCTTTGAATATACCTATGTCCCTCAATTATATCACGCAGGTATCTTTTTAAAGCGAACTCAGGAGCACTTACTGTATGGTCTACGTCCAAGTACTCTTCTAAGTCTTTTTGGTTATTAATTGCGGATATAAGATTATACATATCGGTCATTGCAGGCTTCATACCTGGAAAACCCGCATACCGATATGTATCATTAGCGTATTGTTTTGCATACTTTTCATCATAATGCCTAATAATCTCAAGCATCAATATAATTTGATACAGCATGTGTCCTAGTTCACGTGCCGACATCCCTCTGAAGTCACGTGCGTATCTAAAGATCCTGCTTTCATTTAATTCTTGAATAAAGTCAAACAACGCCCATCCCCTCTGCTACCTTGTTAAAAACGGTTTGAGCCAAGTCACCTGTTAATCCGGTGAGTTGTTGGAACTTGTCCATGTCCTTAGCCTGTACTGCACCTCGAACATCTGTTGCTCTTACATCACCTTTGTCGGTATTTGCAAAGCCAGTTACATCTTTAAACTTGTAATAACCGTGACGTGCTTCAACGCCATTAAACTTTTTAAAACTACCAACAAAGTCGTTAATTCTTTCTGGATCTCCCACAAAAACTAAAGTAATGTTCTCTGCTTCTTTGGGATCGTATTTGTTATAAATTGCTACAATAGCATTGTATACAGTCTTAATACTAGCATCAGCTAATATGTTGTCGCTGTATGCAGGAAACATCTCTTTCAGTATAGCAACTTTGTCTGCATACTGCAATGGATTCTTTTTAGGATCATTAGTTTGTCCTGTGCCAATCCAAAAACCATAGTTGCCTACAGATTCAAGTTTCTTAAACACCTCTGCGTGTCCTAGGTGTGGTGGCTGAAACCTGCCCCAACTAAAGGCTACACGTTGTTCTGGTGCTTCTCTTAATATCTCTCTTGCTCTCATCTCGGTCTCATTGCTAAAAACTTGGCTTGCATTCTACTGAAAGGATCGTCTCCGCTACCCATTTTTTGTGGTTCGTCGTCAATTTTCTCTGGCTCTACTTTTTCTGGCTTGGGTTTGCGTACAATCTCTTTTTTCTTAACTTCCATATCTGATGCTTGGAATACCCATTGCTTGGCTGTGGAAGATATTGATCTTTCAGGACCTACAAACTCCATATCGTTGTCGTTTATAAGATAAATGTTTTTAGGATCTGTTACTGTAATAGTACCAGTTTCCTTATCCCATTTGTTTACTCTAAAGTTCTTCCCGTCAATTTTAAACACAGGGTAGTTATTAGTTTGACCTTTTTTTAAGTTCATTAAGATATCTAATTTTTCTTTAGCAGTCTCTGCATCATTTACTGCCTTACGAATTTCGTATGCTATCTTACTGTGATAACGATATGCTTTCCCTCTTGTTGGAGTAATACCACCTTTACCGTAAACACCACGTGTGTATTCTATTAAAAATTCTTCTGCTCTCATAGTACTACTTATCTTTAGGAGACCAATTAGGTTGGTCAATCATTTTAACAAACTGTCCTGGCAAGTCTGATTTAAACTCCTTGCCTGGATGTGCTTGTACATAACCTTCCGGCTTGGTCTGTCTGATATCTCCGTGTTTTGTAGAACCTAGTTGCTGTAATACTTGGTTCTTTTGTCCTGTAATCATTTCAACTGCACTTAGTGTAGCATCTAATCCAGGATGACGTAATATCTTCTCTGCTTGTCCTGCACTTAAATTTTTCTCTACCCAGTCTGTAAAACCTTTTTTAGCACCGGGTACTCTTAGTGTTTGATTATAAAACTTGTATAGCACATCGCCTGGTCGCTTTAAGCCAGGTTGTCCACTAATAAAGTCATCTATATTGCCAGCGTTACTGCTAATATACCGTTCTACAATGTTTAAACCTTTGTCATCTAGTTTAGGTGTTGCTTCTGTATATGTTGTACCCTGTACAATAACATCTGGTGTGCTTAGTTTCTCAATACCATCCAGTCTGCTTTCAGGTGCATTGATATCTTCATAGTATCCTGTTACTGCTACCATAACTTTAGCACCAGCAATACGTTTACCTAAGTCACTGTCAGCAGGAATGTGAAACTGTGTAATGTTAGGTTTAAATTCGTATTCGTTTGTGTCGGGATTAAGTTTTGCGGGCTCTCCGGGATAAAACAGTAATCCACCTTCTACCAGTCCCTTTTTAGGACTTGCTTTACGTAGTAGTGGCCATAAGTTACCCATGTCTTGAGCAAATGCCATTCTAGCATCTTCTTGTCCTGGTTGTGGTTTGCCAGTTCCTGCTACAAAGTCATTTACATCCTGCGGTCCTGTTGCCAGTGTAGGAATACCTGCACCAACTTCTCTCACACCACGCTTAAGGTATGCAAGAGCATTCTTCATCAAGACCGTAAATTTACCGTCAACTTCTCCCCAATAAAGTACAGGACTGCCGTCCCACTTAAGTTCTATGCCACCGGACTCTTGCATGTCACGTAGACGTTCAACAGCATGTAGTCCACCACGACTGCCGTTAGTGAATACTAGATCTTCAATGTGTTGATATTTTCTGCCTACTGTAGGTTCTGCCATTTTTGAGTCCATTCTGTTGCCATGTATTTGTTCTTAATTGCATCGTACTTCTTAGGATACGGTTCTAATGCTTTTAGTAACTTTGTTGGGTTACCCATGTCATCTGCTGACGCACTAGGACCAATAATAATCTTTGCTATTTCGTCTTTGTTGTTAGTGACTAGTTCTTTTGTTTCTCTGTTAACTAGTCCTTTGTATGGACTCATCATTAAACTTTCTGCTTCGGGAGTCGCACTCATGTTTGCTAGGTCTGCCCACATAGCATGTAGTGTACCACCTTTCATTTGTGAGTCTGTGTAATCATGTGTATGTAATGGCTGTGCCGCTTGAGCATTTTGAACTGCCATTAAGTCTACCTGTGCAACACCACCCTCACCGTTAGGGATGCCAACGTGTATGCTAACTCCTGTACGCTTGGCTTCTAGTCCCATGTTTTGGAAATGCTTTTCTAGTGCTTGTCTTGCTAGTTTTAATTCTTCTACAGGAAATGTGTCTAATAACTGTTCAGCATCAATAAGAACATCAACGTCACTGCTGACTTCTTTCTTGCCTGCTGATCCAATAGGGTACATGTCTAATCCAAGCGGCAATGCTTTTTGTAAGTTTTTCTTAACAGCGTCGAAGTTTTTAAGTGTTATCGGTTCCGCTGAAGGTATTGCTTTACCGCCTTCTGTAATCATTTTCTACCGCCTTGACTCTTTTCCCAGTACATATCAATTATGTCTTGTGCTTTGCTCTTTGGGTTAATATATGCTTCTCTGTTCTTAGAATACCAACCTGCTGGTGTAAGGATATACGACGAATACCCTGATATTTGTTCTTGACCTTTCATACCCAGTGCTGTATTGATATCTGCTGTAGGTGCTTTAAAAGATCCCATGCCCAACTTCTCGTGTGGAGGTCGATGAGGAATAAAATTTTGATTTGCGGGTATGTCTGCTAACATGTTAGGATCAACATAAACATCTACACTGTCTAAATAATTCTTTTCTTGGTTAGTTGGTCGTTGACCTACCCAACCTTTAGACTTAGCGTATGATACTTTACTATCTAAACTTGCGTTAACATTTCCTTCTGGTTTATTTGGATCAGATATATCTGTAGGTTTTGTGTCTTGTTTTTCAGGATCTATCTTAGGTTGAGACATATCAGCTTTGGCATCCTGTTTAGCCTGTTTCTCAGCGTCTCTCATAGCCTTGTATTGTCGCCTTGCTTCTTGTTCGCCAGCAACTTGTTGCGCAGACTTTCCTGCTAGGCCCCCTAATATTTGTGCCCAGATATCGTTTGCTTCGAATAACTCTTTAACCTTCACTATTACCTTCCTCTTTTTGCGAGCATTGCGTGTTTACGTGCCAGAGACTTTGCCCTTGCATCAGAATCAGCTTTCTTTCTATCATCTATTTCTTTCTGTGCCGCTTGAGCCTTGTCAGCCTGATCTTGTTTCCATTGTCTGTACTGTTCCACTGTCATGCCTTTGGCTTTTGCTTCTTTTTCTTCTTGGCTTGCGGCTTCACGTTCCTCTTTATCTGCGGCGGCTTGCTCTTTTTCATATTTTACCTGACTGGCGCTTTTTCCTGCTAGGCCACCAACAAATTGTGCGGCTAAATCACCAAGTCCTTCTGTAACAACTTCTTTAACTTTCATTACGAGCTCTCCTAATTCCTCGAGTAAATTTCTCAGGTTCGCCTGTACGTATGCTGTTTAACAAACGCTTTTCTAAATTAGCGGCTGTGTCTGCGTCATAGTTTTGACGGATATGTTCTAAGAGGTTAATTGCACTCTTAATAACGTTATTAGCTCTGTTTTCAATTAGAGTATTATTGTCTTTTTTGCTGACAAATATATCTAATTCGTCTAATAAACTTCTTGTTTTCTTTTGCACTTCATACTCCAGGATTAAGTATATTTATAGTATCTGCAACCATTATGGCAAGACTGGAAATAACACTAGCTAACACCCTCGGCTCCAAATATATACTCTATTTTAACATATTTCATACTGAAATAGCAAGTAAATGGTTAGCCGAATTGCAAAAAACACTAGATATGGGCACTCAATTAGACGACCCTGAGCGTATGTACGGATTTACTGGATCAAAGTATACCGTAGAGTACTGTATCGACACGATAAATGGTTTCGTAGACACCATAAACGCATATCAGCCTGTATGTGAAAGGCACATTGACTACAATTATACACAGGACGACCTCAACTACTTACACAACATATTTGAACGCTATCATGGGCTCTATGATGCTCAACAGGGTAACGATTTTTACAAAAATGCACCCAAGGATGTACAGTATGCTCTAGGACAACTTAACATATACATACATAGACTGGAAAGTATCGGTTCGTATGCTAGATTTGTTTGCACTTTTAGTAGTGATGGCAGACCTAGGATACCATTTGCTCCTGCCGACTATAAACATTTTACTGTGCAGGAAGTATGGGGAGGCTTGTACATCAACTACTGTGAGATAGGTAAAACTCTAGTGGACATGTACAGGGACGATGATAAACACATTGGCAACGAAGCATTTATCCCACAAAGGTATTTCAAAAGTGACTTCAATGTTAAGTTCACACATCATACGTCCAAAGAGTACGCTGAACTAGAACAAAATGTTATCCAGTATTACGAAAAACACCTGGATAAGTTTGTAGCACTAGGACACTTTGATCCTAAGTTTGCATTAGGATCTATTCAGGTAGGGCAGTTAAGTTTTCCTAGTGATGCTAATAAGAAAGCATTTGAAGAACAGTATCTGTCAGAGTATACTGTTATCGATAGTTTACGTATAGACTACGCCTAATATTACCTGGAGTCATCATACCGTGATAACTTTGAGGATCATTTTTTAGAATATATCCTGTGTTTTTAACGAAAGGAAATTTATGTATTTGTTCTTCTTTTTCGTTATATAATGCCGTTCCACAATCAGGATCAGCATCGTTCAAGTAAATTTGTATTGCTACTCTAATATTGTTATTGTCAACATGTGCTGGAATAGTGTAGTCCTTATTATCCTCCCACATATTGCAATGCTGGAACTCTACTTGTTCTCCAACTGCTTCAGATACCACTGTACTTAATTGTTGGAACGCATAGTGCATACGCTTATATGCACTTGATGGGACTTGGTCCCAGTGTACAGCACGCCTTGGCCATTGTGTTTGAAGATCAACATCTTCCCACTTTTGATTTGCATCCATAAAGTCTCTAATATCAACTATGATATCATCTGGTAAAACATTTTCTATGTGCCATGCCCACCAAGTAACACGAGTTTTATTTGCTATTGATTGTGCCGCATGTTTTGCTGTTCTTTGAATATATTCGAAATTATCCAATATGTGCATACTATTCTTTCTTTGATATTTCCCATATCGTTTTTAATCTTTTTAATTCATCTTGTAGTGCAGGACTTTCACTGGCGTGGTGCATTATATTATTAAATTCTTGTATGTCAATATACCACTCTGGCAACTCCTTGTACTTGACAAGTTTGCGTCCTGTTTTGCCAGGGTGTCTTTCGTACACTGTCTGGCCACCGTCTGGAGATTCAAATATCACTAATTCTCTGTATAATATGTCAAAACTATCGTCATTCAACTTTCTTCAGCCCAGCCAACATAGACTTGAGCTTTGAACTATCGACTTGAGCATTTACCCTGGGTTGTTCTGTCGTTGTAGTATTTGATTTTGTTTTTATTTGATCCATAATACTTGACTGTGGTTTGTTGGCTTGCTCATCCTCACCTGCATCGATAATCCTCAGCGTCTCCATGTTGTACTCTAAATCAATCTTTTGTCCAACACCACTAGAACTACGAGTTTTCATTAACTGTATCTGATACCTTCCACGTTCACGCATTGCCCTACTTGTGAAAATACCAAACACGTTGTCAGCAGTATTTATTTTACTTAAACCACCAGAAATATGGCTATGATCAAATTCTATTTCTTCCACCGCCGCTCTGTTTAACTGCGATGCTGTTACCATTAGTATGTTAAATTCTTTTGCTAGGTTACGCAACTCCTCAGACACATACTTGTCTTTAACAAACAAGTCACTCGGGCTTACTTTAGCACTTACTGGCATAACCAAGTCCAAGTAGTCTACCATAATAAAGTCTGTTTTCCGTCCTGTCTGTACTTCAAGTTCTTTCAAGTACGCTCTAATCTGATTAACGTTGCTTTGTGCTGGCATGTACTTAAT